GCTCTTCTACCAGTTCGATCAGGGCTTCTCCTTGCAGGTTCTCTTTTGTTGATAGCTCTGTCAGCCGCTCTTTGGTCACCTTGATACCTTTTCTTGGAAAAGTATCACCGACATGATACTCGTATTCATTATCGTGTAAATCTGTAAAATACTTAATCACTCTGTACATACGATACCTCCTACTTCACAGTAACGGTCACATCTCCGGATCGAACAGCTTTATAGTTCATATCACATTCCACCAGGGTGATGTGATGACCGGCTGTCGATGCAATCTCGGCTTCCCCGTCCCATTTGCTCCAGTTTTTCACATCATCTCCGTATTTTACGGTAGTTTCTGCGGCTGCATCTTTGTACTTCCAGTTATTTTTCATGGACATCAGCTGTTCTTTTACTTCCAGCTTTGTTTTCCCGGCTTCAGATCCTTCCGTCGATGTTACCGTCAGGTTTCCCAGTGTCTGGGTGTCAGCTCCACCAACAGAGATATATGCGATCGCATCCAGATATTCGCAGAACAGGCGCAGTCCCATGATAGCGAACATGTCAGAGATAGCTCTCTCATAAGTCCCCTGTACGTGGAATCCGATAAATCCGGTTGCGGAATCTGTAGTATACTGCAGACCGGCTTTTGCGAATTCAGAATCGCCCGGATCAACATAATATGCAGCAATGTTATTAATCGGTGTAGCAATAACCACACCTTCCGGAATCTGGGATGTCACAAACACGGTATCTGCTCCCATGAAGTTTTTCATATACTTAAATCCAAACGCTGTCTGTAATGTGATATCTGCTGCCCCCAGATATTTGTACACATCAAGTGTATTTACCCACACAGAGATACCGGTTGCTGTTCGTTTCATTTCCTGGAACTTATTTACAACCTTGCCGATTGCCATTGCAAAAGCCATCTGCCATGTAGATTCATGTCCGACAAGAGAACCTGCCTTTAACTGTGCGTAGAATCTATCAGATACCACATTGGTCAGATCAGATTTAAACTCCTCATCTGTAGACTGTACCGCCGCATCATATCCTCTTTCTGCGATTGCTTCAATTGAAACACTCTTGCGATATTTATCGATTTTAATGGTATCAAAGACCTTCTCTTCTACCGTATACTGAGATAATGGGATCTCATTACCTTCCGGAACGTCACCAGACTGTAAAGTACCTTTTACTTCCTTTGTCTTTAATGCCGATCCATTCTCTTTGCGGATCATTCTGGTGATTCCCAGAATGTCCAGTAAGGCCTGCAGATTCTTACCAAATGATGTTACAAAGTCGATCTCCCTGGCTCTTACCTGAATCTGTGCCTGACCGGTCATATTGTCCGGTGCTGCAAATACCTGCAGCCCTAATTTTTCTACTTTTCTTTTATGCATTGTGTTCTCCTTTACTGAAATAAGGCGATATTCTCAGCAATCAACCGCTGTCTCTCTACCGGGTTGCTGATCGCCATGATCTGCTCTTTTGTCATCGTTTTTCCACCGGTTCCTCCTTTGGGCGGATTTCCTCTCAGAGCATCCTTTACGGCTGCCTGAACGGCTACTTTGTACATTTTGGAAAATGCTTCTACTGCTGCCTTGGTATCTTCTGCGCTTTCAGATACCAGATGTCCCAGAAGTTCATCCGGAATGTTGATCTCTTCATCTGCCAGCATCTTCCGCGCTGTCTTTGCCATCTCTGTGATTGCATTCTGACGTTTCAGATCGGCCAGTTCCTTTTCCAGTTTCTTATTCTGGTATTGTGCCTTTTCCTCTTTTGTCATCTTGGCTAGTTTTTCCGCTTCTGATAGCTGATCGTTGGTCAATGCCTCCCACTTTTCCTGCGCTTTGGTCACTGCCGTATTAACTGCTTTCTGTACCCTGCGGTCAAACTCTGCCTGATTTCCCTCACCTTTCAAGAAATCATCAAAAGATAATGCGCCGTTATCTCCAGATCCGCTGCCAGCTCCACCACCGTCTCCGTCTCCGGATCCGCTGCCATCTCCGCCACCATCTGCAAATAACTGCAAGTTACTCATCGGAACTCTCCAGTGGTTGTTCATGTGTCTCATTTTTCTGTCCTTTCCGCCCCGTCCCATTCTTTTTGCCCAGGCCGTTGCATCCTGAATCTGTAGTTTTACGTCATTCCGGACACGCCAGTTACATGATCCGGACATATTCCGGAAACTCATCGACAATCAGACAGATGCCAATGAAAAAAGAATCTACCAGAGTCTTTGCTTTCTCTGATAAATTCCCGTATTTTATATCTGCCCTTCCGGGGGATACGCTGTATTCTATCTTGTCTTCCGTCAGATCCGCTATGGACTGGATCAGAGTCTGCATGAGCGTGGTCACACCGGCACACACAACATCTTTCCCGTGCGGAGCCAAATCTGCATGGCCGGTTATCATGATTCTATCTTTTTCCACAGTTACTTCAATCAGTGGTATCACCTCCTTGTACCGGTGCAATTTTTATTCGTAGATAATTTCCAGACCATATGCCACTGCTGCATCGTGTTCGATTCTGCATCCTCTGGCATTTTCCCATCCTTTGCAGAAATATGCTGCATGGCACAGAGACATGTTTTCAAGAGACTTTGCGAGGAAACATAATGGACTCTGTACTACTCCACGTTCTTTCATGGATTCATTGCTGTACCATTCATCTGTAAAAAGAGTATTCACAATCTCATATCCTTTTTCCTTAAGAACTTCGATTGCTTTCTCTCTTGTTGCTACGATTTCTTCATCTGTCTTTCCAGCCATTGGCTGACTTAACATTGCTCTTTTCATTTTTTAATCCTCTCTTTCCTAAAAATGGGTATAAAAATACCACCAACCGTTTCTGGCTGATGGCATTATTTAACTGCTTTCAATGCTTTTTCATATTCGATTCGTAATTTCCTTTTAAATTCTTCGATTTCCTCCGGCTTCATCCCCGGCTCTCCAGTAGCACATATATCCGGTGTTTCATCATTTAATATTTCTGTCGCTCTTGGTTGCTCTGTATGCATTTCATCGTAGCGTACTATCAGCAGACCTTCCAGATCACATGAAAAATCATAAATATCATCCGGTGTATTGTCCAAAAAATCTTTGATATAATCCATCGTTTTTTTAAACACTTCTCCACTCCTCCTTTAAGCTTTTTCGCCTTTTCTCAATAGCTTTATTCTTTCGTGAGGCGGAATATTCAGAGTATTCGTCATAAACACTCACTCCCATTTCGGATCAGTAGTATCTATTTTTGATTTAAATATCCATTTTTATACAGATAATCAATTTCTTCAACCGTTAATACTTTAAAAGGACTTTCCCAGGAATCATCTTCCGTATCAAAATCTGGGAATTTATATTCTCTTGGTTCAAATCCCAGTTTTTTACATATTGTGTCATATCTTTCATCTTTCACTTTACAGCACCTCCATTATCACACCCGCATCCTCAAACATTTTTTCCACATCGTAATTATATCCTTCAATTTCTAATTTATCAAGCGCTGTATCCGCAATAACTGGATTGAATTTTGCTTTATCTACAAAGTACTTGTATATCTTGCCGTCATGACAGACAACTAATCCGAACTGATATCCCCGGTTTATGTAAACCATCAAATCTGCCAAACTCGGCACACTGCTTCCCGGATGATTATGTATTGCAATAATCGTTCCATGGTCTGCATCTTTCAACATTTTCAGCATAGCTTTACTTGGTTTGGCTCTGTTTTCCGCATCGTAGCTTTCATTCACAATGCTTTTTCCCGTGATGCTGTCAATAAACGCAAGATCTTCGTACCTGCTGCCGGATCGATGCTCTAACATTCTCTGTGAAACCTTCCAGACTGTCCGGTTCAGCTTTGTATCTTCAGATACATTTTCGAATTTTCTCCGGTATTGCGAGGATTTCAGTATTTTCTTATTAACTACCGTATCCGGATATTGATATTTCGGTTTACTTTCTTCTTTTTCCCCGTTCTTCAGGCGTTTCCAATCTTCAAAATTCAATCCATGTTCTTTGTAGCTGTTTATCCACTCCTCATATGCTTCATCATCCATATAAGCAGCTACAGAGCAATGACACCTCGGATGCATCGGTGGAGCATTGGTTCCTGGCATCATATCCTCTATCTTGAAATGCTTTCCGTCTAACGCCTGGCATACGGAACAGATATCCGTTTTGCTGCAGGCTACATACTCATATTCTTCAAAACCGTTCCGGATAAAAGACTGTTTCTGCGCTTCCGTCTGTACTCTTGCCAATTCCGTGACCATGAGCCTTTCTGCATTCGACCGGCTGACACCAAAACGTTTTTCCAGATGTCTCGCCAACACTTTCGGGTTCTTCCCGCCAATCAGCCCGGACGCAAGCAAACCCTGTATCTCTGCTTTCAGCATCCCCTGGTAGCCCCAGATCCGTTCTGAATAGGTGGCATTCTGAAACGATGCATTGACAATCGCATGCACCATCTTCCCGTTTTCCATGACAGATGCGCCAAGAATACCCGCCTGCCTTCGGAATTCCCTGATCGTCCGCTCCGACAGCTTTTTGTCGAAGTATTTCTGCATCTCATCGAATCCGGATACCATTTCCAGTCCGATGTTCGCCTTCAGAAGTTCCAAGCGGTTTACCTTCATCGTCAGATTGTAGATCCGCATCTCTTCATTTGCCTGATCCGAAAAGTCTTTTGTCGCTACATACTTTTTCGCCTTACGTTCGTACGCTTTGATGTCCAGCTGATCCGCCCGCCTTTTTGCTTCAGCCATGGTGATCTTTTCTTTTTTGGCATATCGGGCATAGAATCCGTTGATCTCCTTGTTGATCTCGTCCATCATATTTTCGTAGATCTCCTGGATCTGCCGGTTATATTCTTCCTCAGCCTGAATATTATGCTTTTTCGCTTCCGTTTCCCGCTTCTTCCAGTACTCCTGACTGTTCATTGCCTGTACCTCCAAACATCCGCTGCATAATCGGATCTACCTGATTCTTCTGCTGCTCCGCTTCTATCTTATCCTTTTCCTGCTGCACATTTTCTACAATAGACAGCACGCCAAGCTGTGTGTCCTGGCTCACAATTCCGTCCAATCCCTGTGCGATCTGGGTCTCTTCCAGCAGATTCGCCGGGAAATTCGGCGTGAATTTCGGATGTACTTTCACCCAGTCATCCTTTTTCATTCCGGAAACCGGATTGGAGAAGATCAGACGATATCGCCGGTTCATGCCGGAAGTGAATTTTCTCTCTTTTGTTTTCTCAAGATTGCTCATCGCCTGCAGTTTATACTTCATGGCAATTCCGGAACTTGTCCCGAAGTTCTCATCTGAAATATTTGCCACCATACTGATCACAAAAATCAGCCGTTCGGTCGATCAGATGCTCCTGGGTGGTGTCCCCATCCGGCTTCTGAAGGAATTCCACAATGACCTGACTGGCATCTCCGTCAAAATTGATCACACGGTCATCCCGGATGTTTTTAATTCCCTCTTCATCCAACAAAGCTCCGAGAACCTTCAGATAGGCATCGGCAAAATAATCCACATCATTGGCTTTCTCGCTAATTGCTTTATTGTATGCGTTGATCATCGTGAGAACCGGTTCGAAAATTCCCATTCGCTCCTTATTTTCCACATACTCAGAAGCAGGAACACCGTCAAATCCATGGATCTTATCTCCTTCTTCCCATACAATCTTTCCTTTCTGTGTAAACCAGCGAACACTGGTATGATCAGAAACACTCCCATGCAGGACGTCCTCTGAATCCACATACAGTCGAACAAAATACCGTTCCCTCTCCAGTACCGAATCATCATAGATCATAAAGGCCTCTCTCGGATCCAGATAGGTGATCCCGATATTTCCAATTTCATCTACATAATACATTTCATATCCATGACCGTAAATACTGCAGATCTTTGACAATTCCGCATTGTTGTCGTCCTGATCATTGTACTGATCCAGCAGTTCCACGTATCTTTTTATCGTCTCATTCCCATCGTCTACGTTAAGTTTGATGGGATTGCCGATGAAGAATCCGTTCATCGTATCTACGATGTATTTGGCAAAATTCACTGCGATCCGGTTATCTGGTTTGTATTTCGGTTTCTTTGGTTCGTGAAAGATTGGAAAATCCGTTTCATATGCCCGTCCCAGCTCTTCATACCGGAAAGCACATTCTGCTGCATGTTTCTCGATAAATTCTGCCAGCTTTCTGTCCGTCAGTTCTTTCTCTGCCGGTAATCTATATAACACCAACTTATATTCCTCCTTTCACTTTACGGTTCAGTTTCGGACGCTGTTTTCGTTCTTCCTCGATGGAATAACGCAGCATCGCCATCGCATCATCAAAAAATGGAACGGGATCTTCCAGATAAGTGTTTGTTTTCTCATCTTTCTTCCACTTCCATTGTTGTATTTCCTTTATCGTATTTACACAGGTCGGATAAATATGAATCCTGTGCTGTTTCAGGTAATCAATCTGCGCATGGACACTGTTCGACTCCTTGCTGACCGGTTTGGCTCTGTACCCTGCCTTGCTCCACATCTTAATACGGTCAGGCTCTGCGGAATCACACCACATATTGAGATTTTTTCGGAACTGTCCTGCTGCCAGTTTGATAATCTCCTCCGTATCCATCTCATACACATACAGTTCCTGGCACAGATACAGATCTCCGTCTTTAAATCCAACCTCGCCAATGCAGTTGGCATGGTTGAAACCGAAGTCTTGGGCGTTGACCATATAATCAAACCGTTCCGGTGACCGGTCAAATTCTTCGATCACATAATTTTTCAGGATCAGTCCGGCAACCTCACCCCATTCCCCCAGACCGTATACCCGGTATCCTTCCGGATCCACTTCTTTACGCCGGAGCATACGCCTGCGGTACGCATCATCGATAAACCGGTTGTTTTCGTATGTAGACTGGTGTGTCAGAACATCCGGATCTGACCGGTCAAAAAATACTTTCTTGATCCAGTGATACGCTGATACCGGGTTAAAAGTCAGACGGATCTGATAGAACTGCTCTGGCGGAAGTTCTCCTCGGAGACGGTCATCGATAATCTCAAAATCCGCCTGTGTGATCTCTGTCGCTTCTTCGATCCAGACATCCGTCAGCTTTCCCCGCTTGAACGTGATGGATTTCAGCTTTTCCCGTTGTTTTTCATCATTCATTCCACGGAAAATAATCTGATTATGATTAGCTTTGCACTCCAAAAGCATATTGGAACTATTGATGTACCAGTATTTCTTATGACTTTCCCCGAACATACGGAAGAGCGCACCCTGCAACTCTGCAAAGGTGCTGTCTCTGTTTGTTACATCTGCTTTCCGGACACACAAAAGATTCCGTCCCGGATCATTCATCAGCCGCAGGATATAATGCTGCGCCGTGTCCATACTCTTCCCGGATCCGGCAGAGCCTTTCATCACAATGTACCGCTTCTGACTCTGATCAACTTCTTTAAAGCAGGCGTTCGCCTGTACTTTTATGTTCATCCGGTATCATCCTTGCCGTAATCAATTGTGATGTTGAGATCCATATCTACATCTGTTTCAACTTTATCGGTGAACAGCGCGTATCTCTTACCCAGAAGTTCTGCAGCTTTCAATTTTTCCTTTTCTGACGGGGCTTTCTCCATTGTTCTCGCTTCACTGCAGCCATCACCAGTTCCCTCAACTACAATTTCCTGTGCAGTGCTTTCTCCACGAAGAACAGACGTCAGATACTCAATTACTTCCTGTGCATCTGCTGTCTTTTCGTTATGAATCTTTTCCATTTGCTCGGCTATATAGTTTTTGACGTCTACATTTGTCAACAATCTGCTTCCGGCTTTTCTTGCCACCTCATCGCTTTTAACGTTCTGATATACCGTCTTGTAAGCCCGGGTGGCATTGCAGTCAATCAAATATTCATCGCAAAATCTTTTCTGTTTTTCAGTCACTCAGACTCACCTCCCTGTTTTATTGCATG